CGGTGTTTCGATGTCGAATGCGAGCAACGATTCCTCGTATACGAGCACGAGCATCGGTTCTCGTCTGGCCTTCCGCGGCCGGCTCGTTAAGGCGTCGAGCGCCGTGGCGTTTAAAGCGATAAGCGAGGTTGCATGATCGGCCGCGTAAAGCGTCAAAGCGGGAGCGAAGCGACAAAACATCCGGTGTTCCCCGAGCAGGGGAACGCCGTTCATTACGGGCGTCAGCCCGTCGAAAAATATTTTTTTGACGTCAGGTTTTGTATCTGTTTGTTAAATAATAATTTGAAAATAGTACTTTTGCATTTGAAAGGTGGCGCCTCCCCATAGGCCGTGTGGTCTATCGTGGCAACAACAACGCGAACCCGAATGGCGGTGTTTCGATGTCGAATGCGAACAACGATTCCTCGAATACGAACACGAACATCGGTTCTCGTCTGAACAACAATCGAAAGGAAATTTTAATCGGCGTACAACACCGGGGACTTGTCCCCACCGTGGTGCCGAGGGGGGCAAGCCGCAGTAACAGCGGTCCGTAAGGGCCGGAAAACTGAAAAATAAAGTGTCGGGTAGGGTTTGGTAGGCCGGAAACGGTTCGAAGAAGCCGGGCCCGGGGGATTGAAGGCCCCGTATTAAAAGCAATAAACAGTAATTTATGCGCAGGGTTGGGTATATCATCGAGGAGATCGTGGAGCCTTCCAACATGGAGGCTTCCTTCCGGCAGGTCCTTCGCGGCAGCAAGCGTAAACGCAGCCGCCAGGGGTGCTATCTGCTCGCGCATAAGCCCGAGGTGTTGGAGGAGCTGGTCGCGCAGATCGCATCCGGTACTTTCCGCGTGAAGGACTACCGTGAACGCGAGATCATCGAGGGCGGCAAGCTACGCCGCATTCAGGTGATCCCGATGAAGGACCGCATCGCCGTGCATGCCATCATGGCGGTGGTGGACCGCCATCTGCGGAAACGTTTCATCCGTACCACCTCCGCCAGTATCAAGAGACGGGGGATGCACGACCTCCTGGCGTATGTCCGCCGTGACATGGCCGAAGACCCTGATGGTACACGTTACTGTTACAAGTTTGACATCACCAAATTCTACGAGAGCGTGAAGCAGGATTTTGTGATGTATTGCGTCAGCCGGGTGTTCAAGGACGCAAAGCTCGTGACCATGCTGGAGAGCTTTATCCGCCTGATGCCTGAAGGTCTGAGTATCGGCCTGCGCAGCTCGCAGGGGCTGGGCAATTTGCTTTTGTCTGTGTATCTGGACCATTATCTGAAGGACAGGTATGCCGTGCGTCATTTCTACCGCTATTGTGATGACGGCGTCGTACTGGGTAAAACGAAAGCGGAACTGTGGAAGATTCGTGATGCCGTCCACGGGCGCATGGAGTGTGCCGGTCTCCTGGTGAAGGGGAACGAGCGCGTGTTCCCGCCGGGCGAGGGCATCGACTTTCTGGGGTATGTGACTTTCGGTGCGGACCATGTCCGCCTTCGCAAGCGCATCAAGCAGAAGTTCGCCCGAAAAATGCACGAGGTAAAATCGAGAAGGAGGAGGCGTGAGCTGATAGCGTCGTTCTACGGGATGGCCAAGCACGCCGACTGTCATACGTTGTTTAAAAAATTAACAGGCAAAGACATGAGATCATTTAAAGACTTGAACGTTTCCTACAAGCCGGAGGACGGCAAGAAACGTTTTCCCGGGGTGGTGGTAAGCATCCGGGAGCTGGTGAACTTACCGATTGTGGTGAAGGACTTCGAGACGGGCATCAAGACCGAACAGGGCGAGGACCGCTGTATCGTGGCCATTGAGATGAACGGTGAACCGAAAAAGTTCTTTACCAACAGCGAGGAGATGAAGAACATCCTCTTGCAAGTGAAGGATATGCCCGACGGCTTCCCGTTCGAGACCACCATCAAGACGGAAACCTTCGGCAAGGGTCGAACTAAATACATATTTACATGAAACGGGTAGAAGGAACATCCGGGATAAAACTGATCGAGTGCGTGAGCCCGGCACGCAACAGATGGCGCATCCGCTGGGATGTACAGGAACGTGAGGACGGATCCGCCTCCTACATGGAGGAAGGCTTTGTCGGCAGACCTCACATGGATACTATAAAGTCCGTCATTACAGACTGGTGTAATGAGCAAATTGACCGTGAGATACTTTCCGGTTTTCTCTATGAAGGTATGCCGGTATGGCTGTCAAGTGAAAACCAGTTCAATTATAAGGCAGCGTATGATCTGGCCGTACAGACTGGTGGTGCTACGCTTCCCGTGACATTCAAGTTCGGTACGGATGAGGTTCCCCAATATCGGGAGTTCGTCACACTGGAGGAACTGACCGATTTCTACACGAAAGCCATGAAGCATGTTCAGGACACGCTGTCTGACGGCTGGAGGAAGAAAGACGCTTTTGATCCGGAGAAGTACCGGGTGGAATAAATCCTTCGGGGGAGGATAAGAAAAAAGCCCCCGGCCTGTTAAAAAGTAACGCCAATCACTTTTATAAACATGAAACGCCAAACCGCGCGACCGGGGGCAAATACCCTCTGTCACGGTTTGACGTTTTTTTTGTTGTCTAAAAAATGATTGGCGATGCAAAGATATAATTTTTTTGTTGTATGAAAGTGATTGAGATATTAAACTTTAACCGGGAGCTGTTGAAAAGGCTTCAGGCGGCCGGCATCCGTCTGGAAGATGCCCGGTATATCGACCTGTACGCGGACTATACCCGCCTACTCGATCAAGGTGAAAAAGTCTCGTATGCTGTGGCCGTATTGTCCGAAAAGTATTCGGTGAGCGAACGTAAGGTTTATGCCTTGGTGAAACGATTCCAGAGCGACTGCAAGACGCTTGCAGTGTGAACGGGTTGTTTTATGTCGTAGGGAGTGCCGTTTCCCCTTATCTTTAGGGTGTTTCAAATTTAGAAGGAGGAAATGGCTATGAACAAGTATTACCGTATCCTGGACAAGATTCTTGCCACGGGAAAAACACAGACCAACAAGAAGGGAAATATACAATACCTTCTGAACGAGCAGCTGTCACTGACACCGGCGGACCTGCTTGACATATTCGAGGGGCATAATATCGCCCGCAAGAAGCTCCGCAGCGAGTTGCAGTTATTTATGCAGGGTGAGCGCAACGTGGAGAAGTACCGGGAGGCCGGCATCAACTGGTGGGACTATTGCGGCTCCATCCTGGTGAACAGTTACCCGACCTATTTCGAGAAGCTGCCTCCGTTGATAGCGAAAATTAACCGGGAGAGGCGCAACAGCAAGAACTACGTGCTTTTTCTGGGCGAAACCGGTGCCGAGAGCAACCAGGCACCCTGTTTGAGTCTGGTACAGTTCCAGTTAGATGGCGGTGAACTGGTTCTGTCCGCCTACCAGCGCAGCAGTGACGCAAACCTCGGGCTACCTTCCGATATTTACCACCTGTACCTGATGGCGCGGCAGATAGAACTTCCCTTGAAGTCGATCACTCTCTATCTGGGCAATGTACATATCTACGAGAATAATATCCCGGGCACCCGTGCGCTGATCGCCGGTGACGAGACGGTCCGCTTCGGGTTGAACGTGTAGTTTGCTGTATATGTCTTGCAGCGGGAACAGTTCATGTTTCCCGCTGTTTTTCGTTTATTCTGTGGACCTTTGCGGCCGTTTTAAAGCAGAATGAAATGAGAAAGATGTATTTGTCCGCCCCGCTTCCTTTCGTGGGGCAGAAACGCATGTTTGCGAGGGAATTTATCAAGGTGCTGGGACAGTTCCCGGACAGCACCGTGTTTGTGGACTTGTTTGGCGGCTCGGGCCTGCTGTCACATATTACCAAATGTGTCAGGCCTGATGCCACCGTTGTGTATAATGACTTCGACAACTACCGCTGCCGACTTGTAAATATCCCGGCCACCAATGTGCTGTTATCCGATTTGCGTCGGATAGCTGAAGGGGAACCCAGAAACAAACGTATAACCGGGGAGGTTCGCGATAAAATGTTTGCTCGTATTGAGAGGGAAGAAAAAGAGCACGGTTACGTGGATTATATCACGGTTTCCGCATCCTTGTTGTTCGCCATGAAATATGTGACCAGTTTGGAAGGAATGAAGAAAGAAGCCATCTACAATAGGATTCGGCAGACAGACTATCCCGAAGCAAAGGATTATCTGGAAGGACTGACTATAACCAGCGAAGACTACAAGGAAGTATTCAAACGTTACAAAGATGTTCCGGGTGTGGTGTTCCTGGTTGATCCGCCGTACCTCTCCACCGAGGTGGGTACTTACAAGATGTTCTGGCGTCTGGCTGACTATCTGGATGTACTAACCGTTCTGAAAGGGCATTCGTTCGTGTACTTCACCTCGAACAAGTCCTCCATTTTAGAACTGTGCGACTGGATGGACCGAAACCCATTTGTCGGCAGCCCATTCAAGGAATGCAGGAAAGTGGAGTTTAGTGCAAGCGTAAACTATCAAGCTAAATATACAGACATGATGCTGTACACGAAGCCGGATGAGGTGTCAGGTATAGCAGCCTAACAATTGCATAAAGATAGGAAATTATTTTGAATCTGCAATGGCTTTTAAATGATATTTTAAAGCCATTTAAAGAGGGTTCAAGTGAAAGAAAAACGGTGGGCTTTGATCATGCTGAATAGGACCGCGCTCACCGTTTTTCTTGTACGCGTCGTTTTTGTACTTTTTGAAACGCATCGTTTTTGTTAAGCGGCACGTCTGGTTTTTCCGGATTTATTTGTCTGTATTTCGTAATCCTATAGTTTTTTGCCAAGTTTGTGGAGATACTGTTACTGTCGGAATCCCACAAGCTATCAATCCCATAGTCAGCTGTCCGTAACCTTCTCCAAAAACAAAAGAGGCAGAAGCACTTTGTCCGGTCATGCCATTCACTCGTTCCAAATAACAAACGCTATTTTCTTTGTATATGGAGAGAAAATCTAATAAGTCTTTGGGAGTTGGTGGCATTTTGATACACTCCAATAATTTGTTATTCTCGGTGTCGTACACTACAATTCCACCGTTTTTGCCAACATCTATACCTATGATCCTTCGTTTCATAAATTATACTTTTTTGTTTATAAATCTTTTGAGCTTAATTACATCTTTCTTTCCAAGCCTTAGTGCTTCACTGGTCTTGATGTCAGAAGGTGAAGCTTTACAATTCTCGGTTATCCTTTCAAAATGTCGGATAAAGGATTTTAGGAAATAGTCGGGGATTTCAACTTTCATAATGATTGATTTATGTGGATAAGCCCGGACTCGAACCGGGAACTGTTGCAATCAGGATTTTCGTTTCTGCTTCCGTTTGTACGTATGTCAAGTGTTAATAGCATATTACCTGACTCGTGATGCTATTCGTGCATTTTTACCACAGAAACTAAGCGTCTTCCGATTTCGCCACTTATCCGTTTGCCTCTACAATAGAGGCATTTTACATGAACAAAAAGACTCTTTGTAGTATCTACCGTCGTGGAGCGTATGCAGCGTACTCGACTCGACTTGCAAAGAGAAGAAAAAAGGTGAGGCATGATAGTTCCCGGATAGGCGGTCAAGCCACACCGGGAGAAGCTGATTATTAATCGGGTTGATAATTATTATTTTAGGAATTTAGCAAAAGTCTTGATTGAGCCTTCATTATTACTTTTTAAAGAGGCCAATTCTGTATTTTTAGAAGTTAGTGTAGAAATAACAGATTTATTCTTTTCGATTTCTGCATCAATATCACTATTAAGTGTTTCCAAATCGGCTTTTGCTTGTGCAAATTGAGACAATATCGTATCTCTTCTTTGTTGAAATGTCAGCATATTATTTTGTCATTTTTAAAAATTCAGGAGCAATGCCATATAGAGGTGTCTTCCCGTCCCACTTGTCTATAAATTGTTTATATAAAATCTCACGGGTGAGTCCACGGGACGCAATTAAAGCTTGTTCTGTTTTTAGTTGCTCCAGTTCGTTTTGCTTCTTTTGTTCTTCAATCTTCTGATCAAGTACCGAAATATTAGTGTTTACCTCGTTACGGCTATCTATTTTATCGCGGACAGCTCTTGAAAATTCCAATTGTGCGGAGAAGGTCAACAACTGCAATCCCCGTTTCTCAAATTCTTTATCAACGATCTGTTCCAGTCTCTTTTCAAATACCAATGAACCACCGTCAGCCATCAGACTGTCTGTTTTATGTTTGCGACTTTCTTCTTTGATAAGATCATATATACGTGGCTCCAAAATATTATCTTCTAATGATTGCATAAAGCCATCTTTTCCCGATGGGGTGTCAGCCTTATCAATATGCTTGTTATCAAATACAATATCAATAGCCCTGTTTTTCATTACTTTATAAGAGTAAGTTGGCCGGGCTGTAAACTCTGTATTGTCGGCTGCCTTTAGTGTGACTGGATCAGAAAATTCTCCGCGCTGATCGAATAGCGGAACTTGAAAAAGCTCTGTGCCTAATTCCCATGTAGATACCTTACCGGCAACGATTTTAAAATCTTCTTTCCCTTGTTTGCCGTAGTTCTCCATAAGGACACCGGCATAATTGGGAGCAACTCTTTCGCATGAAGCAAACAAAACAACGGCAAATAGTGCCACAATCAAAAAATCAATCTTTCTTTTCATTTTCTACTTTTTTTTAATGATATTATAAACTATAAATGCTACTGTCAGCATAATTATTGAAATTCCCAACCACGCATTTATGTGATTGAATACGCGGTTGCCAATGAAGAAAGCCGATACGACAAGTACCGGCTTCCAGTATTTCTTTACAGTCTTCATTGTTATTGTTCGATAATGGCAATATCCGGTGCCAATTTACGGATCAACAATAATTGCTCGTCAATGGCCTTGTTGCGTTCCTCTTCCACTATCACTTCTGCACCAGGGGAGCAAAGGGACAATCGAATATTACGCCCGTCCACATCTGCAATGATTTCCACTTCAATCTCTTCTGCAGGGCGACCTTTGAAAATCGGGACAATAAGATTGAATGAGGCCGGAAGATTGGAGTTGACAACTTGGCTGTAATTGTCAGTGCGACTACCGTTGTCTTGTCGGGAGTTTTCCACTTTTGAGTCAATGCTGGCTTTGAAGTTCTTCAAGACTGTTACCAGTTCCATGTTGTATTGTGCATCCTTGAAGAAGGCACGATTCATTTTGAAGAACTTTGAAAGCTGCACCGGTTCCCATGTCTTGCTTGTGTTAATACCAAATTCAAGAAACTTGGGATAGTATTTCAACTCACCTCTTACAGTAGCTTTATTCCTACTGTCAGTTTCATTGGTGACAAGTTTAAGTGTCATTTTCTCCCGATCAACAAGAATATAGCAACGTTTCTGATTGATCTGTTCTTTTTCAGAGATTCTTTTCAAGAGAAATTCATGAACACTTCCAATTGTTCCGGCTAATTCTACCTTATCAGGCTCCAGTACCGGTAACTCATTTTCTTCGTGAAGTTCAATAACCCTAAGTGTTGCTTCGGTCATACCTGGAGCAAAGTTCACTTGCATCTTTTCGTTTTCCATGCTGTTCTACAAATTTTTAGTTTTATTTTTAAATGATTTGGCAGGTTTGAAATGTGGAGTATAATGCTCCGCTATGACAATAGTCTCGTTTTTGTGTATGTTACGAGCTACTTTTCGTTTATAGTGTTTGGGTGACAGTGTGCCAAAACCTCTGATATAAAGAGTCTTTCCATTAGCTACTGCATTCACGGTCTCTTTTAGTGCTGCCTCTATGACAGTTCGGACTTCACAAATAGCGATACCGGTTGATTCGGCTACTTGCTTGATAAGTTCTTCTTTTCTCATGGCTTATCCCTCCGTACCAGTAGATTCAATGT